TTACCATGAATATTCTTCGAAATACCCACACCACCAGTGACAATTAGGGCACCAGTGGTTTTAGAAGTAGCGTCAGTCCCGGATATTACCTTGGCAACAGCACCAACGTTCAAGTTTTCTTGAGTACTGATACCACCCACAACCTTTAGGGCGCCAGTGGTTGCTGAAGTGGATGTAGTGTTATCAGTGATAGTAACACGATCAGCCTCAACATCCTCGAAGTTGACATCTGTAGCGTGAATATCACCCACCACACCCAAACCACCACCTATTGTCACTGCACCCGTTGTTTTGGAGGAAGACGTGGTTGAACCCGTGACTCCTAGAGTACCGTTTATATTTACTGGGAGTGTGTTTGATGTATTCATGACGATAACGGAATCGGTAGCACCCTTGAGGGTATGACCAATTTCAAGCTTTGATGTGGAGAAATCATAAATCATTGCAACATTACCCTTGTTTCCACCCGTCAAAGGATTGTTCATAATGATACCGGTGTCCAAACCGGATGTATTACCCTTACCAAGTTCGATGATAGGATCTTGAACTATAAGATTATTTGCATTGATAACCGTTGTATTACCAGTGACAGTTAAATTACCAGTTAGTGTGAGATTACCACAATGAACATTTCCAGCTACACCTAGACCACCGGCAACCTTGAGGGCACCAGTTGTTTGATTATAAGATAATGTGGTATCTGTAATATTGACACTATCAGCTTCGACATCTTCAAAATTAGCGTTTAAAGCATGAATATTCTTAGAAATACCCACACCACCGGTGACAATTAGAGCACCAGTGGTTTTAGATGAGGCATCAGTCGCAGATAATACCTTTGTGACGGCCCCAACATTTAAGTTTTCTTCGGTACTGATACCACCGGCAACTTTAAGGGCACCAGTTGTAGAAGAGGTTGAAGTCGTAGTGTTGGTGATACCAACCCCACCAGAAACGACTAAAACATTTGTACCATAATCATCAACGTAAAGATTCGAACCGACACTCAAAGTATGAGAAGCTAGAGCATTAGATATACCCACATTACCCGTGGTGACAAATGCAACTGTATTATTATAAAAAATTAGAGAGTTCGAAGTGACATTACCTTGGTTAGTTACAGCTTGAAGACCCTGATTACCGATGAGATCTTGCGCTGATTCACCAGATTCGGTTAGCTCTTTTGTTGTTGTATTATACATCATTAATACAATCTCAGCGTTACCTTCATAGTCGGGTCTAAAACGAACCGGTGATACATAAACAGCCCCACCATTTGATGCATCAACCGCGGTATTACTCGCATTTAGAACGATCGTGTTTTCACCCTGGTCCTGTTGAGCGTGTTTACCAAATCGAATCTGGGTTGACCTCTCAACGGTCGGTAAGGTCTTGACCATTTAGTATAAGGTTGTATTTTAATTTGCGTAAAGTAAACCGGCCATTCCATTTTCCACTCTCAAAATATTGTAATTTACTGCATAAATCGGGTCGTTAATGTTCATAGACTCACTCATGATAGTAGCTGACGATACACGACTGAAGTTGAGTGTGCCTGTGGGTTGTAAGCTGGATGTTGAGAGGCAGAAACAATAAAGAAAGAAATCTGGGGAAGTTACGAAGTTTGTGTGATAATAACTCGTGACGTCTATAAAATGTGGTTTACCCCATTTGTAGTTACTTACATCGAGACCATTTATGTTTAATTTAACTTTGTTTGTGGGAGATGTGAGGGCACCGTCGGTTGTTGTATCGGAGGATGCTAAATATTTTACTGGGTGATTAAACGTAAGTTCTTGAACTAAAGTACCTGAAGCAATATTTTTTTGGACTTGTGTTATGAGGAGATCATGTTTTCTAGATGCAACCTGACCACGTTCTTCGTTGTCGAGGTAATAATAATTCGCGAAACATTCGACGTTATAATTGGAAGCTGCTGTAGCCCAATGGATTCTGATTTCGACATTATGATAGTTTAGGGCTACAAGAGGTAGAGCGCATTGTGGCCCCTCACAGAAAAAGAACCTGAGAGGGTAAAAAAACGAGCGCGCAGAAATACCCGGGTGTGTACCGTTCGCACTCCTAGATACATTCTGCGCAAAGGTATCTATGGCAATCTTCTCTGTGAAAATTGCATCTTGGGTGTCAATAACGGAACCACCTATTAAAAGCTCAACTTTATCAATAATGGTGTCCCAACGTTGAATATCGAGGGCTTGGGTTTTGTCATCGAGTGTAAAATACACATAACTGAGAAGATCACCAGATCTCTCAAATTGGATGCTAGACATAGAATTGTTTTTCACCGCTCCGTGGATGGTTTGTTTTTCAACGGATTGTGAAAAATTAGCATGGCGTTTGAATGTTGAACTGAAGAAAGATATTTCAGGATTACCCATGATATATTTATCCTGGGCACCTATAGCAATCAATTGAACAACACCGGCAGACATGGTAATACTAATTTAAGGGGAGAAAAATTACAGGTTGGGTTTTCTACAGACGAAACGAAGGACTAAAAAATTATTTTCAGCTGGGTTTGGTGGTGTTATAAGAACACCACTTTGATTACGAATACTGATAGTGAGACGATCAATTCTTCGAATAGGGTTTACGTATTGCACTGCAATTGGGTAATCATCTTTGAAACTTATTATACCAGTATCATCTGTAGTCACAATACTGGCAAATGATTTTCGAAGTATACCTAGCGATGCCTGACCTTCATAAACGTTGGTAGCGCGATCATTAAATGTAGAATTCAACTCATCAATGGAAATGTAACAATGTTCACTTCCATTAGCTGGTGTGACTGTATTAATTCGAGCGGCTAGAAGTCGAGCCTGTACAACATTTTTTAGGGGCTGACTCAAAAAACATGTCCATGTATTCGCGCTAGTCTGATTAAGAGTATCAATAGTGATGGTATGATATTCATAGTTTAGATCGGGAATCATATCAGTTGGCGATGTAATCAGGGCCATTTATTATTAGCTTAGATTAAAGATCCACCAATTCCATCCGCGATCTCATACCCGGCATGATCACCTACAAGTTTTTGGGCACCACAAAGACCACCTGGGGTAAGACCAACCGAGTAAGGGCTGTCCTCCTTGCCTGAACCAGCGGTACACTCAAGGTCGGGCTTGAGGTCGAAGAGAGATTCTTCACTGACAGGTGTAATAGTAATTGGCCTGGGCTGATAATTCGCGGTCTTCACAGTCATAAGAGACAGAACGAAGATGAGGGTCATCAAAACCGCGATGGCCATGAGAGCATTGCGATCACTCTTGTTGAGGTTAAGATTAAACATTTATAATAGACATAGATTTTTTTAAAGTGCGTTAAAGAGATTTTCTTAGTTTCTAAATAGACAGTAGATGGACGAAGAAATCGTACTCGATAGGGGTCAAACGACTGTGATGAAATTAGATGCTGATGAACAGGCCCTGATGGATGAGATTCAAATTTCTGCACCACGACCAAAACCTGTACCTCGACCCACAAGGCCTATGCAAAGACCTCAACAATCTTTTCAGGGTCAGGAGGCTATGGATGCTTTTGTGAATCCCAACAAACAAAGTACCCCAGCTCAGCCTCAACAGGATGAGGAAATTGATTATGGTGAGGATGAACCAATGATGTTCGATGATGATGAAGCCATGGGCCCAGGTCCTAGTGACCAGGGTGAGCAACCCTCGAAGGGGTACACTTCAATTGATGAAGAAAAGTCGGATCTTATTAACAAATTAGCTCGACTTGAGAAGAAGGGGTTTGCAGTTAACAAGAGGTTGAACGCTTACTCGAATGTTGATGAACTCAGATCAGAGGTCAAGAGGATTACATACAGCATAGATGTTGAACAATCAGTTCGCTTCTCTCGCCGTATGTTGGTCGCCTGTGTAACTGGGCTTGAATTTTTGAATAAGAGGTATAACCCATTTGAGGTTCAACTTGAGGGTTGGTCTGAGTCTGTTATGGAGAATGTTGATGATTATGATGGTGTATTTGAGGAACTATATGTGAAATACAGATCTAAGGTCAGTGTTGCACCAGAGGTCAAGCTGATTATGATGTTGGGTGGCTCAGCAATGATGTTTCACCTTACAAATTCGATGTTCAAGTCAGTAATGCCAAACATGAATGATGTTATGAAGCAGAATCCAGACCTGGTGAAGAATATGATGGCGGCGGTTCAGAACACTACCCGTGACACTAGTGGCCCCGCAGTTGATGCACCCGTGGGTGGATCAGGGCAGTACGAGATGCAGGGACCCGGACTTGATATTTCAAGCCTCATGGGTGGCATTTCGATGCCTCCCCCACCCCCAATGAATACCTCAATGGGACAAGGACCCTCGGCGCCTCAGCCTGTTGATGAGGATGATGATCTCTCTGATATCATGTCAGTCTCCGGTGATTCCACTGGAGGTGAGGTCAAGGAGGTCAATGTTGGTGCAGGATCTAAACCCAAGAGAACTCGTCGAAAGAAGAAGACCGAAATAAATCTCTAAACTTATATAAATGATAGCGTATTGTCCGCTTGAGGAGCTCGAGCCTCCCGTTCGACAGCAAGAAGTTGTCGCTGAGGCCAAGGCCGAACCTGTAAAGCCTCAGGTCGGCCGCGAAGAAACCGAATTAAATTACGTCATCATGGCTTTCATTGTTGGCGTAGTTGCACTAGCCGTCTCTGATTCCATCAGGGCGTAAATGTTTAATCTACCGCGGGGTACCACCCTCCCTCGTAGTAAATTTAATATGTGAATGTCGCTAGAGTAGTTACACCAGCAGTTTCATTATTAAGGTTAGCTTGGTCCTGGGAAGTAAGGTTGTGTGAAATTTTCTTAAGACCACCATCACACGCACTCGTCACCTCCACAGTTATGTCATATATATAGTTTCGACCACTCAATGTCGCTGGTAAAAGTCGAATACCCCGGGTTCCCGTTTGTGTTGCACTACTCCATGGATATTGTGTACCCCCAGTACTACCCATTATGGATTGTGGACCTATGGATATATCATATATGGTCCCAGTTGAACCATCGTGTGTACCACCGGTCGCTTCAAGAACCACAGTACTCGTGTTAGCTTTAGTTCCTGAGTCTCTTAATACGGCTATAATCTTTGCATAAAACGTCCCAGTTCTAAAAGTGAGAATCACATCTTGTCCATTAGTGTCATTGATTGGGAACGTATTTGAATACCGCTTCGTCGCCACCTGGTCAGAGTTTGTGATGATACCACCATTCACATGGAGTGTTGTGTTCGCGGTTGCACCATCCAAACCTAGACCGACTTGGTTACCCAAATCTAGGGCACCATCTACAGAGAAATCACCTATGACCTCTACATTACTGTTGAGGAAGGTTGTATTTCTCAAACCAGTTCTCAATGGGTTTATAAATACATTACCCGTGGTGTCCGCATAAATGTTCGCACTCCCAGCAGATGTGGTGAGTTCGATAGTCGCGTTACTTGAGGGACTTTCCACACGAACCATTCCATCATAGACATGAAGCTGTTTCTGTGGGTTTAGGGTGCCCACACCCACGTTACCCACGTGTGTAATATGGACACCATCCGTTTCTGTACCGCTATTGGTACCACCAATTACGATACCAGAAAGTGAAGTAGCTGAATCCCTGAAAGCCTTCACATAACCACCGAAATTCTCGGTGGTATGAAGAAGTATTCCAGACTTTTTAGTGAATGTACCCGAACCTGGGTGAGGACTCTCAAGTTTTAGGAGTGTTTGGTCGGTTGTGTTTGCGTTATAAATATGTACATTAGAGTCTACAGTTGATGTACCTATACCAAGTCTACCAAGTTCATCGAAACGGGCGAATTCTGAATCGTTACTAGAATCAATTGCATGGGCAAATGTAAGTGGGCGACGTGTACCACCATCCAATAGAGATCTAATTACGTTAAACTCAGGGTCTCCCACTGGTTCTTGTGTTACGAACGAAAAACCGGTCAATGTGAATGCACCACCACCAGCGAACTCGATATTACCATTTACTAAAAGCTTTGTATTATTACCAACATTATCTGCACTTGAACGTTGTCCACCAATAACTACCATACCATTATTTTTACTAATTACACATAATGGTACATTTCCTGGATCGGCCTCTCCTATATTAGTTATAGTCTGCTCTAAAGTTAGACCAGAGGATGTATAGGTTTGGAACATGTGTTCTGCGGCAATGTGTCGAATTCTATCGGGGCCAGAATCATCCGATGAACCATCATTACCCTTGAATAGTATGAGTTCATTCTTAGTTTTCAGTGTATTATAACGTCTTTCTACAAGCCTCGTGCTACCAAATGGGTCACCACTGAGACCACCGAATGACAGTTCATTACCTATGACTACATCACCTATCACATCTAGTGCACCTCGGGGTGCATCTGTATTTATACCAACATTACCAGTTGAACCAGATATGTATAGACCCACGGTCGATGAGTCTTTGTTATTTTCTATATTTTGTGTGATTCTAAAATCTGAGTCTGTGCCAGTCACACCTGTTGACCAACCCCTAGGATTAGAGCCCGCATTTGTTTGGATGTAAGAGGTGAATACATTACCTGTGAGTATACGAGTTTTGGCCGCTAAGATAGCATCACCAGATGCTCCATCGAAATTGTGTACCAACAAACCATTTGTTAGGGGGTTGGCTGCACCCGTACAATGTACTTCTAAATGAGCGGTAGGTGATGTCGTGCCTACACCTACACGACCATCACTTCTAAGTGAAAGCACATCAACCTCTGTCTCGTAATTTGTACTTGCTAAAAATATATCAAGTTGAGAGTTGGCTGTACCACTTGAAACCGCTGTGTGTTTACCCATTTTGAATGTTGCTCTCACACCATCACTACTCGAGGTTCCACCCTCTCTACAAAGTTCCAAAACCCTCGCAAAATCTGTCAAATCTGATGAAACCGCAGTTGCATTAGAAACGA